CGATGTGGCTGCAATGGCCCTTATCCGTGATCTGTCCGCATGACTGGCATGTGTAGCTGTCGCGTAGGGCGATGCGCTGCCTTATCTTGTCCCAGCCCTTTGGCTTGCGATGCCACTGGCGGGTATCGCCCCAGTTAGCCACGATCCGACAGGCTTTGGGTAGGCCGATCCTCTGCCTCATCTTCCGGCAGGTTCACGTCCAGGTACGCGTCGGCCAGCCTCTCGATCGATTGGGCCAGCCGATTGATCGCTGCCACTATCTTGTCCGTCTCGGTCATGGCGCGATCTTCTTGGCCGCGGTTTCCTCCACGCTCACGACCCATGCAAACTCGCGTTGTGCGGATGTCATGGTAGTGATTTCAATGGCGGTGGCGCTAACCCAATAGTCTTTCCCGCCAGCAGTAAGGGCTGCGCCAAGTTCAGCCGCCGCCTTCTTGATCCTCTCGTCCTTCTCTTCCATCTTCCACCTCGCCGTGGATTAACTTGCCTGCCGCCTCACTGACCGCCAGCACGGCGCCTATCGCGGCTGCCTGTACCTGCTGGCCCTTGAGCTTCTTCTTGTCCTTCAGCGCCTTCAGCATCCGCCTGCGCTTCTCGCACGCGCTGCATCCCATTTCGTTTCCCGAAGATTCGTTCAAACCCTGCCGCATATGCGGCTCCGTCCGTAGGACGGCGTTTGCTGCCCTTGCCGCTCATTCAAACGCACCAGTGCTGAAAACGAGGTTGGCAACGTCCGGGCATAGTCCGTGAAAGTTGAAGGTGACCGAAAGATCGGCCATGTCATCCCACAACGGATGCGGCCTATGCACCATGTGACATGCTTTAATCGTCGCGCCCCAATCCGGGGGAAGTGTTTCCACATGATCTGCCATTTGGCGTAGAAGCGCGGCCAAATCGGCTGGAGCCATGTAAGGCCCAATGCAGGATTTGTCTCCGGTCTTCATCGCGTCGGCAGCCACGCGCCATACAGCGCCAGCACGATGCCAGCGGTCAGGCGGTTGAATGGCGGGTGTTGGCCGTTCCAGCTCACTTCCGATCCGCCTTCCGCACCGCATCCACCTTGCTCGCGCAGTCGTGGTACAGGTCGATCATGTCGCCGGCCCAAATGCTCAATGCGTCCACCGTGTCACCGGGCAACGGCATTGCTGGGCAAGCCTCGGGCGGCGTTGCTTTGACGGATCGCATCGCGCAACTGCCCAGCAGCAGGCACGCGGCAATCGCTAGGATCGGCCTTGACCACTTCACGGATCGTTTTTCCTGCCTTTGGTGCGGCCTTGCGTAGCCGCTGCAATTCACCCTGCGCAAACTGTTCGCGGACTTGCGCCTGCGCAGCCGCCTTCGCCCACTTGTCCAGGCGCCCCTCGACGTAATGCAGCCGCAGGGTCTGGACGCCGGTTGCCGCCAGCAGGATCAGCGCCGCCAGCGCAAAGGCGCTCGCGCGCCATCCGCCGAGCAGGGCCACGGTTGCGGGCTTGGGGATCATTCCTGCGGTGCCTTCCGGTCGCGGATCGGGCGGCGTTCCTTGCCGTTCCCCATCCAGCGCCACGTCGTGCACAAGGTGCAGCGCACGTTCCGCTTGGACTTTCCGCGCTTGTGGTGACTCACCGCGCACCCGCAAACGTGCAGCCATTGGCATCCGACATGAAGCTCACCACGCCGACCAGGTGCCCGGCATCGTCGAACAAGCCGCTGCCAGAGTCGCCAGCACATATCGTCGTATCGACCAGCAGTCCATCGGGATAGACCGCAGCGATGCGACCTTCGCGGAACACGAATGGCAGGCCCAATGGCTGGCCCCAGAATCGCACCCGCTGCCCCTGTACGGCATTGCCGTAGTTCGCCCACTTAGCGAACGTGATGCCGGCAATCGTCGCCCGAATGCGATCATCGGCAATCTTGTGGAAGCTCACCAGCGTCGCCGGCTTATCGTTCACCAGCCGCAGCGGGTAGCTCAGGCAATGCGCCGCAGTTTCGATTTCATGCGGCCCCACGGCCGTTGCCGAGCAAATGCTGCCCCGCCCCGCCGTGGCCGACACGATCCGCAGCGCAAAGTCGCGCGGATTGACCGGGCGCGATGCGGCGGCAGCGGTTAGCGTAATTGCTAACATGGCCAGCAGCAGCGCGCGGATCATTGCACCAGCGCCAACACGAAGCGCACGAAGTCAGCGCCCGAGATGAAGCCGGCCACCACCAGCCCAGCGGCCAGCAGGGCAAGGCCAGCAATCAGGCGGCGGGTTCCGAGTGTCATTTCAGCCCTATCCCCCTTGAAATTCTCCAGTGTGCCCATACAACTATTTGGACACTTGGGAGGCGCTATGGAAGTCTGGAAACGCTCGCCGCTCGGCCCTGAACACCTCGAGGTTTCGAGCCTCGGACGCGCTAGGACACTTGACCGCATTGCGCCCTCGGCCAGGGACAAACAACCATCGCAACGCAGGGCCGGCAAAATCCTGTCGCCGTACATCAGTGGGCAGGGATACCCCACCATCGCCATCAAGGAAGGCGCGCGCCGGCCGAAATACTCCGTGCATCGGCTTGTCGCATCCGCCTTTTGCGAAGGCTATGCGCCCGGCCTTTCCGTCAACCACATCGACGGCGACAAAACCAACAACCGCCCAAGCAACCTTGAGTGGGTCACGCTCGAGCGCAACACAGCAGCGGCATGGGAAACCGGGCAATGCACGCCAGAGGCCCACGCCACGAAGCTCACCGCCGACCAAGCGTCCGCGATCAAGGCCAGGCTACGAGATGGCGCGCGTCCGTCTGAAATTGCCCCGGCTTTCGGCGTCAGCCAATCGCTGGTCTATCTCATCAAACAGGGCAAGCGGTGGGCGGCGGTTACTTGACCGGCCCGATACACACCTTCTTTTCGTCTGCCCGGCGCAGCTCGAGGCCGCGCATTACCCGGCCCGCCGCATACTTCCATGCGTCGATTGAGTTGCAGGCCGCCGGCCAGTTGTTGGCCATCGCGTACTTCTGGATGCTCGATCCGCAGACAGCGCGGGGGCCGACATTGAAAACGAGCGAAACTAAAGCCCCTTCCACATGGGGAAGCATCGGCACGGGGATGCACTTCCGCACCACCGCATCAGCCTCGGCCATGTCATCGCGCAGCCGCTGGTCGCACTCAGCTTGAGTATAGGCGCGACCGGGCACCACATTTTTCGTGCTACCGTAGCACACCGTCCACGGCGCACCGCCGGTCGCTGGATCTGGATAAGGCAGGTATCGCACGCCCTCCCAATGTGCGATTAGCGGCGCAGCGATTGCCAGTACGGCGGCAACGCCCGTGGCGAGGGCCTTCGTGGGGACTTTCATTTCTTCAGGTATTCGCCTAGCGCCTTGCGGGCCTCATCCATCTGGACTGAATGCAGTTCGCTATCGCGCCGATCACCCTTGCGCTTGTAATACCACTGCACGCATAGGCCAATGGCCGCGATCAGTAGGCCGCCAATGGCCGCGAAATCCGATGCCGTCATTCCGCCCCAAAGGGCGATGCCACCGCCCGCAACGCTCGCCTTATTGGCAATCGCCGCAATGGCGTGATCCGCGCCCGTTGTTTCCAAAGCAATCCCCTGTCAGTTCATCGTCGGCGCGGTCGTCTGCGCCCCATAGCTGTCCGCCGTCTGCCGCAGCGTCTTCACGATCAGGTCTGGCGGCAGTTCCAAGCTCACGAACCGCACGTCGCCCTCCGGAAGCGTGTGGAACAGGAACGCAGCCACGCCCCGCGCCTGAGCCTCACGGATCAGGTCGAATAGGCGTTCGTACCATTCGGCGTTCACTTCACCGCTCGCGGCTTACTGGCGTCCTGCACCCGCTTGGCGATCTGTGCCGGCGTCAGCCATTCGCCCGTGACGGGATGCAGGATTGCCAGCGAACAGGCCTCGCCAAAGGTCAGGCCAGACCCTCGCGGAGCAGCCACGCCCCGCGCCTGAGCCTCACGGATCAGGTCGAATAGGCGTTCGTACCATTCGGCGTTCACTTCACCGCCTTGACCATGCCCGACTTGGCGCGCTTGGCGATCTCGGCCGGCGTCAGCCATTCGCCCGTGGCCGGATGCAGGATTGCCAGTGAACACCCTTCGCCAAAGGTCAGTCCCGAGCCGCGCGGATCGTCCACGCCCAGCTTTTCCAGCCAGAAGGCCATGAAGTCATAGCGACCGTTGGCAGCGTCGAACGCGCCGTCCGGGCCGAACAACGGTTCCTCGGGCGCTTCGTTTTCCAGCTCGACCTCGGCCGCCTCGTTGTCGGGTTCGGTCATGGTCGGCCCTGAATTGATAAATCGGCACGGAATCCCGTCATTCCGCCGTTTCTGGGGGCGGCTTGAATTGATCCGTGGATAGATTTGGCGTTACGAATCGCCGCCTCTTACATGCAAAGTGATTTCTCACTTGCAATGATAGATAACCCGCGCTTGTCGCCTTGCTGGCCGGTAGCTAGTCGGACAGCGTGAAATTGGGGACAGAGGCGCGGGCCGAAGTAGGAGGATGCGGCGGGCGTGCCGCTATTCGCATCCGGGCGGATATATTTCCGCCAATTTCACCCTGAGTCTAACGAAATCAGGGGGAATCAATTTCCCGTATGGCGGGCGCGTATCCAGTCGCGTTCAAGCGTTCCCGCCATCGACTGCAACATCGCCAACGCGAACTTGCGGGTGGCGTAGTACGCCTCTCCCCTCGCCTTGAATCGCTTGGCACGTTCCGCGCCGTTCGGACAATGGCCCTCGGTAACCAGCCCGAACGCATCCAGAATCGCCGCCTTGACCCAAATCCGGTCGCCATCCTTCACGTCGCCGGCTTCGTCCATCACGTCGAACACAAGCTGGCAAATGGCCGGACGATATAGCTGGGAGCCTGCCCACTTCGCCACCAGGATTTCAGGCGGCAGGCCGCAATCGACGAACGCCAGCGCGGCAGCATCTTCCGTGGTGTCCGGCCCCGCCTCGATTCCGGCCAGCAGGCTCAGGAAATTGGATTGCCCCTCTTGCCGCGCCAATCGCTCGCAGGGATGCGGGGGTGCGTCGTCCCAATACTCGCCCATCTCGTCCTTCGCTTCGCCTCACGGCGATGCAGTGCGCGATTTCGGGGCGCCTCACGGCGGGCCTAGTCGCGGCTTAGGTTATTTGTGCTTCCGAATGGCATCCGCGACGTTGTTAATCGCGTCGATCAAATCGCGGGCGTAGTAAAGAACCACTGCGGCTAGGAATAGGGTGCCCATCAAGCCGCCCTCGCCAGACTGAAGCGTTCCGTGGCATTGCGCGCGTTCCGCATCAGGTTCCGGCGCAACGATTCGCCTTCGTACTTTTGGCACAGCTTCGCCAGCGTCACATCCATGACGCTGAATCGGCCATCGGGATAGACCTCGTTCAACACCACGATCCCGCGCCAGTGCGCGTTCGCGTGCGACTTGTACCCTTCGTCGTGCAGGTAGCAGGAACCCGCCACCACGCCCCGCAGGACGCGACCCGTTGCGTACTGCTTCGTACCAATGTCCAAGTCCTGCACATGGCCCATGACGAACGGGCTGCCGATTTGCGTCAGCTTGTAGCTCGCCGTGCCGCCAATGGGCCGCCCCGTCAGGTTGTTGGCGAAGTAGTGCGCGAACTTGATCCCCTCAAGCTCGATGATCCCCGGCGCGTCGCCTTCGTAATCCACCGGCTCCCAGCCAAGCGCCCGGTCATTGAAGTGTGCATAGTCCAATGCGCCTTCCAGCTTCGGATCGTTCCGCACCGCGCGCTCGATCCGTTGTTCGTGATTGCCGCGGAGGATGATCTTGCGCTTGGGCTGAAAACCGCCCATTGCGTCCTCTAACCGCTGCAATGCCCGGTTCCCCGCCAGCACGTCCGCGACGTATCGCTGCCCTTCCTTGTCCAGCGGGCCGCCATGCTGAGAAAGCGATGGCATGTCCCAGTGGTCGCCGATATGCACGACGTAATCCGGCCGATAGTCGGCGATGGCTTGGCCGATCCAGTCGAAATGCTGGATCGGAACGCCTGGCCGAACTTGCGTATCCGGAATGACAACGATCCGCTTGCCGAGCCTCATGCTCCATGCTCCCGGCCCAAGCTCTCCACCGGCACGTTCGGGCCGAAGTCATGAAGGTAGGCGGGGCGGTCGTCATAGACCTTGATGGCCTCGTCGATCATCCAGCCCCATCTCTTCCCGGTATTTCGCCCGTGCGGGTGGAAGCAGACGCATGCGCCGAACCCCAGCAGGCAAACCGTGACCGCGACATAGCCAAATTCCGGATGACGTATGGAATCGACGTTCAATGCGATTAGGTCGAAATCCGCGCTAGGCCCCCACCAACTCAGGCTGAAATAGTCGCGGATCATTGCACCGCCTCCCCTGCCTTCAGGTGCGCCGTGGGCGCTTCTTCGTCGCTGCGTTCGATCAGTTCCTGCACCGCTGGCGACAGGTCATGCGATGGCGCACCCGTTACCGGGAAGCCGTCTTCAAGCGCGATGCCTTCGGCGAGCAGCTTGGCAATGTCCGGCCCGCCTGCCCTGCCCTTCGCCGTGCCAGCGAGCATCCACGCGCGGTAAACGTCGGCCTTCGCCAAGTCCTCTGCGCCGTTTTTCTGCCGATGCCGCCACGAATACTTCAGGACGTTGCCGAGGCAAAACATGCGGAAGCCATACGGCCCCAGCGTCGCCTCGATCACGTCGATGCACTCGATGCCGGCGCCGGAGTAGTGCGCGGGCTTGTGTACGTTGTCCATCCGGGTTTCCCATTGCGGCCCGGATGCCAGTTAAGCGGCTTGGTGTCTACGCTTGGTGCGTGGCCGTAGAAACCCTGCGGCGGTGACGATGCGTCATTTTGTAGACCGTACTCGGCGCAACCCCAAGCCGTTCGGCGGCAACCTCTCGCCCATGCGGCAATAGCTCGGCGGCCTGCCTGTCCATGATTTCCCGAGTCCGCCTTGCGCGGAACCGGCCGATGGCTTCCCCGACCTCGACCTCTAGCCTCGCGTCCCCGTCTAGTGCGGCGATCAACGCCGCGAGTTCGTCGTCGCCTTTCATCGCTTACCCCCGTTCGCGTACCAACAGGAAGAATCCATCCGGCGCTAAATCCATCGTGTATTGAATCTCCCTTCCCCACTGCTGCCCGCTCGCCCATGCCTGCGGAAGCGGCACCCGGAAGCGCCAACCCTTGCGCGGAACCTTGTAGGCGAGGCATGGAATCGCGTCGCGCTTCGTGGCAGCCGTCACCGCTTGTTGCCACCAGGATTTGATTGCCGTCGTGCTGGCGCAATTCTTCACTTCGATCAGGTAGCCGCCGACTAGCTGCTCAATGTCGCCGTGTTGAGCTTGCTGGTATTGCTTGAGTTGGCGGTTAACGTCGATGCCGAGGTTGTCGCGAAGGATCGCGACTATCTCGCGTTCTCCGCGAGCGCCCTTTGACCTTGAGAACCGGCCGCTCTTAGAGCCATCCATAATTCTTGCCCTTGCGGATTAGATAGATGGCCGTGCGGCTCACTCCGTATTTCAGGCCAAGCGCGGCGTTGGACTCCTTGCTCGCGCGGATGGCCGGGATTTCGCTCTCTGGAATCCGGTTGTTGTGGTGCCTCTCGCCCACCACCATCTTCCCGTGCCTCCACTTGTCAAGGATGTTTTCCTGACAAGTCCCCCACTCCAAATTGCTAGCGGAGTTGTGAAGCTTCACGCCGTCGATGTGTCGGACCTGATCTCCGTTGCCAGCTACGAAAGCTTCGGCGACGAGGCGATGCACGAATACGTCCCTCCCTGCGACCGTGACTTTCCGGTATCCGTCGCGGCTGAGCCTTCCCGTAAGTAGGCGCTTGTGCAGATAAGACCAAACGCGGCCGTCGTTCGATATGGCATGGTTGGCGCCAATGTCTTTCCAGATGCCGGCGGGCGGCCGGGGGCGTGGGAGTAGCGCACGTTCGGCCCTTTTCTTCGCGGCGTATGTCTGCCAATACACAGCGCGCCGCTCTTTAGTTTGGGATGGGGCGGTCATTCCTCGTCCACCCTCGGCTCACCCGCCGCCCGCGCGTTGCCGATCTTCGTCTCAAGCAACGCCAGCCATGCGTCCACCATCGCCATTGCTGCAGCGTCCGTTTTCGCGCGGCAAATCTCGGTTTCATACGCGCCGACGTACCAGCACGCCAGCCACGGACGTTCGGCATCGACCCATTCCGCGCGGTCAATGCAGAAATCGCCAAGCGGCGGAATGTCCACCTTCCAGCAGTAGCCTTCCGGATATTCCTCGCGCGTCCACTTCATGCCGCGATCCTCCATGCAGGGTTAGGCTCGGCCGGCCCGCGCCATTCGCGCAGCAGTTGGCAGGCTTCAACGTCCGCCTTCGGCCACGGCAGCAAATAGGTGCCGGGCTTTTTCGATGCCCCACGCGGACGCGAAAACTTCGCCTGCCCCTGTATCCCGAGCGTGTTGGCGCGCGAGGAAATCGCGCCGCGCGTGCGATGCGTCAATACGCGCTTCACGCCGCGCCAGCCTTCAACGGGATAGACGCGCGCGATCACGTCATCCTCCCATTGCTCCCATTGCGGTCCGCGTTTCACTTGAATACCCCTACGTCGTCGGATTCAAACAGCATCGGCAGGTATTCCCCAAACGCGCGGTGGAATAGCGCCGCCTTTTCGTCTTTGGTCATCGTCTTCCCCTGATCGAACTCGCGGTGGCACGCGCGGCACGCCGGAACGTGGAAACAGTCGTGCGCCTTCATCGCGCCGCCCTTTCCGTGAATCGCAAGGTTGGAATGCGCCGGCTCGCCCACGCCGCCCTCGCAGCACGGCAGGCGCAACAGGCACGGGTGCTGGTATGCCTTGTCCAGCAGGCGGCGGCTGCGGAAATTCATGCGATCAGCCTGCCTTGACGCTGCGCGTCCTCGATGCGGCGGCAGGCAATGTCGAAATACTTGGGTTCGCGCTCGATGCCGATGAAGGATCGGCCGAGGTTCATGCAGGCGACGCCCGTGGTGCCGCTGCCCATAAAGGGGTCTAGGACAAGGCCCTTCGTTTTGGCAACGCACCACTCCATGAGGCCGAGCGGCTTCTGCGTCGGGTGTTCGCGACCGGGGTCAGACCGGGGCCCGTCATAAACGCGGACGACGTTATCTCGATTCGTCCACGCCAACTCAGCCTCTGCCAGCGTGAAATTGCGCTCCGGCTTGTTCCAAACAAACCAGCAACGCGACGGCGGCAGGTTGAAGTAGTTGCCGCCCCAAATTATCTGATCCTTGCTGCAGCTTCGGATTAGGTCGAACAGGTCGGCGCTAGGAGCTTCTGCGTCCCACTCATTGCGCAGCACACCCTCTTCGTGCGCCTTTCCCCACCCATGACCTAAGCCACCCTTCCACGTCGCGGCAATCCCATACGGCGGATCGGTAATCACCGCGTCCACCTTCGGTAAGGTCGGCAATACGTCGAGGCAATCGCCCAGCCAAAGCTCTGCGTTTCCGATCACAACCTTATGCGCCACGATGGCCCCCTTTGTTGTACGTATTGGCACATTGGCGGCTGCAAAATTTCGCCTGCCCCTTTGCGATCTGATTCGCCTTTCGCCAGAAGGTCTCGCCGCAACGAATGCAGGCGCACGTAGCTCCGGTACGAATGGCTGCCGCGATCTTTGCCTTGTGGTCCTCTGTGAACTTGTGCCCGGCCAGTCCTTCACCGCCATCAGTTAGATTTAGAAGGTCGGCGCCGCTCGCCCGCAGGGCCTTAATCCAATGCCTCTCACGCGACTGCCAATCGTCGCCGGGGTCGATGGTCTCCAGCCACTTAATGCAAACCTGGCGGCTCTCTCTTTCCCGTTTAGCGAGCCAATACTGCACAGGTAGGCGCGGCCCTCTTCGGGCGGCACGGGCATGTGCCGCCATTCGCAGGCGCAATGGCTGGATCGTCTTTCCGACGTAACGCGGAACCTGGCTAGGGAACTCGCACAGCGCATAGATACGGGTCGCGTTGCCGATGATGACGGGGTTCATGCAGCCCTCGGCACGAACACGCCGGCCTGCGCTGCGGTGCGATCCACCATGTCCACGAACTCGGCGAATGTCTTTGCGTCGATCACGTTGCGTTTCCCTTCCTCGTTCCGCGTCGTTGTCCGAACCGGCACGCTCACGAACCCTTCCGGACTGCGCGGCGTACGCGGCACCTTCTGATCCTTCCATCCCCACATGCGTCCGCAAAACCATTCGTGCAGGTCGTCCCTTTCAAACCCCATCGCCTCGGCTATCGGCGCGTACATCGCCCACAGCAACGCGTTCTGTTCGTTGCTGCGGCTGCGCTTGTATGGCTTGCACTCCACGTCCAGCGGGAGCTTTTGATTGGCGACGAAGGCAAGCCAGCGGTCGCGTTCGGTTGCGGTTGCGAGCTTCACTTGCACGCCTCCTCGCACTCGGCCAACGTCCCAACCCGCAGGATTTCGTTGCCGCGCCACGCCATGTAAACGAACTCGCCCAGCGCCTTCTGCTCCGGCGTCGCCGACTTCGATTTGCAGATGCGGTATCGCTTGCAATCACTCACGATGTTCCACTCCGTTTCGCGTTGCCATTTCATGCGGTTTTGCGCAATTGCCCTTTCACCCGGCTGGCGCGTGGAACCGCGCGGTTCATCATCCCCAGCGCGACCGCGACTGAAACGCCCCACATATGCGCGATTTCGTTTGCGTTGAAGCCGTCCTTCATCGCCTGCCAGACGGTTTTCGGGCGGCATGGCTTGTCGAAGTCATCCATTCCCGTTTCCCCGGTGCCTGGCCGTCGCCTCGGCAATCAGCCGATCCCGCTCCGTTTCGTCGATAGCGCCGAAATGGAACTGCTGGCGCGCATAGGCGACTGCACGCTCTAGCGGGGTTTCCGAAGGGCCGGCAGGCTTGCCGCGTGGAACGCCAGAAGGCGGCGCAGCACCAACCTTCCCGGCCTTGTTCTGCTCCTGCGACAGCCAGCGGTTGACGAAACGCTGCACGCCATTGCGCGTCTTTCGGTTTGCTGGGTTCGCCAGCAGCCACCCACGCATCGCGCGAAGCTGGGCGGGAACGTCGATAGCCCGATACAGGTCGGCGTACTCACGCACCTGCGCCTCGGTCACGCCGTACTCGCTTCCATCGTTTAGCGGCAGCAGGGCGGCTGGGGGCTGGCCCGTAGGGTCGGCCCCATCTTCGCCTCCGATTACGAATACGCCTCCGCCTCCGCCTCCGTGCGCGGACGACTGACCATTGACCGTCAATTGACCGTCAACTGTCTGCCAGTTATCAGGCAGGGGGAACTTGGCGCTGTTTGCCCGCGTCCTTTGCCTGAACTTCGGGATCGCTAGGTAAGGCCTGCCCTCGGATTCGTACCGCACAATCAGGGAATGCTCGGCCAACTCACGCAGCCATTCCTCGACCTGTGCGACAGTGGAATCACGCAGCGGCAGGCACTTGGCCCGCACGATCACCGCTCGCCCGTCAAACGCTCCAAAATCATCCGCCACCACCATTAGGCGGTAGAAAAGGCATTCGGCCTCAACAGAGACCATTGCCAGCGATTCGCTGGTGGTAATGCCTTCACGGATGATTCGGTTAGGCATGTCAGCCCACTCGCTTCAATGCGCGGTATGGGGTGTAAAACGCTTCGATGTAGGGTTTGAGGTCTGGATTGATCGCTTGCTTGGTCATGGCTTGAGCCACTTCATCCGGCGTCACCTTGCCCAACATCCGCGCGAAGTCACCCACAGCCACCGCGACCAAGCGGACCGCCAATTGCGGGTCTTTCTCTTGCTTGAACCTGGCACTCACAACTTCGCCAGCCTTTGCCCTCTCGATCAGCTCGTGCCGATCCTCCGGGTTCATATCTTTCAGTGCGTCAAGCTCCACGCCTTTGTCCAGCGACGTGCCGATGACGGCGTGCAGGTCGGAGCCGAGGGCTTCGGCGCGGGCGATATGTTCATTGGTGCGGCGCTTGGATTCTCCCGTGGCCTTCTCAGTGTCTCCAGCGAATGCCGTGTTACCCCTCCCCGTAAAAGTGGGCGGATTCCGCCCACTTTCAGGATGCAACGCCTCCCACACCTCCTTTCTGCGCGAGATGGCCGCCGCCCGCTGGGCCGGGGACAACTCAGCCCGGCACAGGTTCTCGTCAATCTCGATCAGCTCCGCGTGCAGGCCGCCGTCGCCGTCCACCACGAAGGCGTCGATGTCGTCCCAGCCAAGCGCGCGAGCCGCACTCACGCGATGGTTGCCGGCCACGACCTTGAACCCTTCGCACATGATCGAACCGTCATAGATCACGGATCGCTTCACGATGACGGGGTTAATCAAACCGGATGCGCGCATGGACTCTGCCAGCGCGTTGACCGTCGCCGGGATCGTCGGGCGGGACGACGACAATTGCACCTCACGCAGCGTGACCTTTATCAGCGCGCGGCCCATTACCTGCCACCCTTCGGCGTTCCAGCGAACCGGATCACGGCGCCGTCCACGCACTTGATGATGCGAAGGTCACGACCCTCCAAAAACGCATTCCATGCAATGGAGACGCGCTGAACGCGCTGGCGGATGCTGCCGGTGTTGGTGCTGCGATTGCGGAAGTCGGCTAATAGGCAGGCCCGAGGATCGTTGCGGCGAAGGCCATCGTTAGCCGCCAGCTCGCCCCAAAACTCACGGGCCAGTTTCGGCTGGTGGCGCAGCGTATAAAGCGCCGAAGCCATGACCCCCTGCGTCCAAAGGCTGCGTTGGGTCGCCTTGTCTGCCGTGGAAACGATGGCCTCATATTTCAGCGTTTCGTCTCGCCAGTCGGCCATGTCGGCCAAACGCCCGTCCCGGTCGCGCGCATCAAGCGATTGGTCGGCCGGCCCCATCGGCTCTAGATCGTTCCGCAAAAGGGACAGCGCGCGAAACATGAAGCGAGCGGTATCACGCTTCATCCCGAGCGACGAGGCTGCGCCGATCCCGTCGAGCATTTCGCCATCCGTGCGTGACGATCCGGGTTCGTCAAATGACGCATAAAGGCGGCGAACCTCGCCCATACTCCTTACGTCGATGACGATGATTCGAGACGCGGATGCGATTCTCTCCGCTTCAATCGCCGCAAGCCGGTGCTGTCCATTGACGTTGTGAAGCTTGCCATCCGGAGTCCTGGCAAGGGTGATGATCGAAATGTCCGGATTCCATGCGCCGGTACGGATGCGACGCCGATGTAGCATTACGCGATTGGGGCGAATCTTTCGCTGCCCGCTGAAATTGCATTCGTCCAAAATTCGCTTTGCGATTCCCGGTGCGATGGTCACGGCCGAGTTGCCCGCTTTCGACACCATCCCAATCATCACGTTGTGGATGCTGTCTGCCGGTTGTGATACGCTTTTGAAAATACTCATCTCTTTATTCCTCGCCTTCGCCCGGTTGCAGCCGGGCGTTGTTGTTTCCGGAGCTCGGCGCGGAAACATCGCCGTGATTCATTCGCCTTTGTCGATCCCCGCCACTACCCACTGCGCCTGGACTTGCTTCATTGCCTGCTCGGTCGGCGACTCCACCCGATAGCCCAGCGAAAGCAGGTATTCCCGGGACTCCTGCTCCTTCGTCTTGCCAGCGCCAATCCTCCCGAGACCCCACCGGATGTAGTCCGCCGTTTGCCGGGTTTCGGCGTCGGTCATGTAGGCGATGCCATCGTCCATCAGGCAGCCCCCGGCGGCATCGGCCGCGTGTGTTTCAGCAGCCACCGCTTTGCGCGCTCGGCGCTCAGGTCGATGACTTTTTCCGGCTCGGGTTCCTTGCGGAACAGGCGCTTCCAGCTGGCGAAGGTCAGGTTCATCGCCCAGCCTCGACCTTCGGCCAGTCGCACAGAAATGGCGGGCGCTCGGGTTCGTGCTGCGGCGGCTCCCACTCGCAAACAATGTCGTCGTTGCAGAGGATCACGCCCGTGCAGTCGATGACTTCGCAGCCTTCGTCCTGCATCTGGCCGCGCTTGATGCGTTGGCGGGTTACTTCGTCCACGGCTGCGCTCCTATGCCAGCTAGGGGGGACGGGGAATCACTCTTGCTTGTTGATTGCAGCGATGAAGCGTTCCGGGTTGCGCTGCTGCGCTTGCAACAGCCGCAGTTCGGGAACCTCTTTCCATTGCCCGACCGCGCTTCGCGTCACGCCGAAGTAGCGGGCCAGGCTGGCCTCGGATTCGATCCCGAGGACGCGCATCAGGTCTTGCTTGGTCATGTCCATGCAGTATTCTAGACACGGTTCCGGCGAACCGTCAAGCCTTCTGTCCCAAGTACCGCAAGCCGTCTGCCTTGACGGGCCAGTACGCTTCCCGGCTATTCCGCCTGCCCCCTCGCCCAGCTAATCCTCCGCCCGTAACGCCACGATCCAGTCGAACCCATCAGGCCGCCCCCCCCCCCGCGGCCTTTTCTTTGCACGCAAGTTGCGTGCCAAGTATTTTTGACGAATTGCGGAAAGAACGCTTGACAGCGGGACAGACTTCTGGCCCAATGACTCCCATGCCTCACGAACACCGCCACCAGGCGGCGGGGCAAAGGGAGAGGAAATGTCGGACACCTACGACACCGAGGCCGCAGTCGCCGCCGTCGCGGCGCACCTGGTCGAGCAGGATGAAGTCGCCGAGCTGGTCGCCGACCTGAACGACGCGGCGGGGCCTGCGCTGAACGCGCTGGCCTACCACTTCGTCGCCGACAAGCTCCGCGACGGTCGCCCGATCCCCGCCGATGGGGAATGGCTCGTCCATGACGGCGAGCCGGTCATCTGCGAATCCGGCCTGCACGCAAGCCGGCATCCGTTCGACACGCTGCGATTCGCGCCGGGCAACACGCTGTGCTTGGTCGAGGTCGAGGAAGTCACGGCCGAGCAGTCGGACAAGCTGGTGTGCAAGCGCCGCAAGATCGTCCAGCGCATCGACGCTGAACCGATCCTGCGCGATTTCGCCCGCTGGTGCGCGTTGCGGGTCATCCACCTGTGGGATGCGCCCGAGGTTGTCCGGCAATACCTGACGACCGGCGATGAATCGCTCAGGCACGCTGCGCGGGACGCTGCGTGGGCCGCTGCGGGGACCGCTGCGTGGGCCGCTGCGTGGGCCGCTGTGCGGGACGCTGCGCGGGACGCTGCGTGGGCCGCTGCGGGGGCCGCTGCGTGGGCCGCTGCGCGGGACGCTGCGGGGGCCGCTGCGTGGGCCGCTGCGTGGGACGCTGCGTGGGCCGCTGCGCGGGACGCTGCGGGGGCCGCTGCGGGGGCCGATCAACGCTCCGAGTTCAAGAAGATCGTTGACGGTGCATTCGAGGCACAGGCGATTCGCGCCAAGGCGGGTGAGCCATGAGCCGCTTCGCCAACACCCGCGAACTTCTCCGTTCGCTGCGCGGCCCAGGCCCGCACCGTTTCCGCCAATGCCCCGACTGCCGGGGCGCTGGCGAGATTGACGGCCAAGCCGATTGGCACAGCGACGCGCGCTGCAACGCAACCGATTGCCGGACATGCTTCGGCGAGGGTGGCGATTACTTCCCGCTGCATGGCTACGACTACGACCCGCTGAACGATCTGGCTGCAGCGCGCAAGGCGTACCTGCGCGACCGCTACGACACGAGGCCCGTGGCTTTGTCAGCGACCGGGATATGGCCTGCGCGTTGCGAGGATTCCGCGCGGAAATACGGCGCGCTTCGCCAGCGGATCGTGTCGCCGGAGAAGCTGCCATGACCGGCCTCTCCTGCACCCGTTGGCGCCGTTCGTGGCGCGACCGCCTAGCCGCTGCCTTCCCGTCGATGCGCGACCTTCCCGCCATGTGCGCCTGCTACGCGCTGGTGGCGCTGCTCGCGGTAATGGTGCTGCGGCCCGATCTGGTGCTGCGCGTTGCGCTGGCGGTGCTGCCGTGAGGGGTTTCGGTTTCGTCATTCGCAACGGATTCGCCCGCTGGTGGTACGCCGGATCCGATGGCGTGAAGCGGTGGGCGGACAACGATCAACCCGTGGAGGGGAAATGATTACGAACGTGACAGGCATTCGCCAAGTCCCGCCGACGCCGACATTCGCGGATCGTCTGGCTGAGTTCCGAGCAAAGACGCAGCCGCAGCTTGGCAACGCCTATCCGTGGAAGTGGCTGACCGAATCGTTCCGGCGCGAGTTTGGCGTGGACTGGACGATCAAGCCGCTGACCGATGCCGAAGGCGAAGCCTACGCGAGGGAGGAATGCGCGAACGGGCGGGCCAACGAATACGACGAACGTGGGTTTTTGGTATCTCCCTGAGAGGACGAAATGACAAGCATCAATGAGCGCATGGTCGCGGTCACGCGGCGAATCGCCACGGAAGGCATCGGCAAGACGCGCAAGAACGCGCATCAAGGCTACAACTTCCGAGGCGTCGATGAGGTGATGAACGCCTTTGCGCCGCTGCTGGCGGATGCTGGCCTATACCTGCGCCCGGCCTACTCCGAACGGAGCGTGGTCGAGCGGCAAGGCAAGTCCGGCGCGCTGATTTACGTCACAGTCAAAGGCGACTTCACGTTCACCGACGACGCGGGCGAGGCCGTCACGGTCGGCCCGTTCTACGGCGAGGCGATGGACTCCGGCGACAAGGCCACGAACAAGGCGATGGCGGCGGCGTTCAAATACGCCATGTTCCAGACGTTCTGCGTTCCGCTGGAAGGCGTGACCGGCGGCGATGCGGACAGCGTGACGCACGAAGTCCAAGTGCAGACCGTGGACGAGGAACAGGCGGCGACCATCCGCGACATGATCGAGGCGACGGGGAGCGACACGGCGAAGTTCTGCGCCGCGTTCGGGGTCGAGACCGTGGACACCCTGCCGGCGGCGAAGTATGACAAGGCAATGGCCGCGCTCAATCGCAAGGCAAAGCAGGCCGCATGATGGGTAAGCGAATCTCTGACGAAGCCGTGCTTTGCCGCTACGAGGTGGATGCTCGCGGTTGCTGGATATACACCGGCCGGAAGGTGCGCGGATACGGTCAAGTTACGCGTCATGGCAAGAAGGTATACGCGCATCGGTTTTTTTATGAACACCACGTAGGCGCGATACCTCCCGGCTACTGCGCCTGTCACCGGTGTGACGTGACAGCATGTGTGAACCCGAGCCACATCTTCATCGCTACCCAAGAGGCGAATATTGCGGACAGAGTTCTCAAGCGCCGCACCGCAAGAGGGGAACGGAACGGCAAGGCACGCATTAGCGATGAAACGGCCCGTGAAATCAGAGCGTCTAGCGAGAACCGAACCGTGATTGCCAGGCGATTCGGAGTTTCTCCGCAAACCATCGACTACGTGCGCGGCCCAGGATGGACTCACGCCGGTACGAAGTCATGAGCGAGATGGTGCAAGGCGATACTGCGTGGCTCGCAGTCCGATGCGGACGAATTACGGGGTCCAGATTCGGTGCGGTTCTCGACTTTCATAAGCGAACCGGGAAGCCCAACGTAGCTCGCAGGCGGCTAGTCGAAACCCTCCGCAAGGAAATAACTACTGGCGTCCCAGAGTTCACAGAGCCTAATGCCTACATGGCGCACGGGACGCGCTGCGAGCCGATTGCCTGCGCGCTGTATGCCTTCACGCATGACGTGGACGTACAGCACGCGGCATGGATTCCGCACCCGTCAATCGAATACGTCGGCTTCTCGCCGGACGGGCTGGTGGGCGACGACGGGATGGTCGAGATCAAGTCGCCTGCATTGGAGCCGCGCCATACGCGCACGGTTGATTCCGGCAAGTGCCCGGATGACTACCTGCCGCAAGTGCAGGGCGGCCTTTGGGTCACGGGTCGCCAGTGGTGCGATTTCGTGAGTTTTTGGGAGCCGACGCACGACCTTTGCGTGGTGCGGGTTCATCGGGACGAAACATTCATTGCACGCCTAGAAGCCGAATGCGCGGCGGTGTGGGCGGAAGTCATCGACGCGCAGGAGAAAGCAGCATGAGCTACGAAATCAAACCGAACACCGGCACGTTGTTCAAGAACGACGTGGAGGGCAAGTCCGAGAACTTCCCGCCCTACGGCGGCACGGTGAACATTGACGGCACGGAATACTGGGTGTCCGCATGGGTGAAGGACGGCAGCAAGGGCAAGTATTTCTCGCTGGCGTTCAAGCCAAAGGAGCAGCGCCAGGAGGCAAGGCGCCAAGCCCCGCCTACCGATGACTTCGCGGACGATTCGACCATCCCGTTCTAGCCATGAACACCCAAGCCGTGAGAGGGGAATCAATATCCACGCGCGCATTGCGCGATAGCAGCCGCAGCCTGTCTAGCCTTCGGGCGCTCCCGGACAGGTGATGCGGTAGCGATGCCCACCGCTTGGTAGCGGGCAGCCTAACAACCAACGCGCGGCCTAGCGCAGGAGGGGATTGTGGATAGTCAGTTCTATGTGGTCTGGAATCCGGCGCACGGCTTGCCGCGTGTCCGACATAACGAAGAACACGAGGCGCGCGCCGAGGCCGAGCGGCTTGCTGGCGCGAACCCGGGTCAGACCTTCTACGTGATGCTCGCCGTTTCGGCGTCCGCATCGAACGCGGTGCACACGCGCCGCCTGCACGAACCGAGGCCGGTCTGATGACCACCACCCTCCCCGCCCGGCTGCTTGCCTTTCGTGACGCTGCCGAATCGACGAACGACGACGAAGGCAACGATGGCCGCGCGACGTATGTCCCTGTCTCGCTGCAAACGTTTCGCCAGACGATGGAAGAAGCCGCCGCCGCGCTGTCCGGGCGTGAGGCGGTGCATCAAGTCAACTGGCATGAGGATGACAAGAACGAATGGACGGACGTTTCCGATCCCTCTATTTTCAACGGACCGTCCTGGACGCATAGGACGCTCTACACCACCCCACCCGCGCCCGTGGACGTGCGGGTAGCGTTGCCAAAGGTGACGTTCAAGAACGTGCAGCGCGGCGATTGTGGCAAGTATCCAGACGGCACAGGCTGGGGGCACGCGTGGTCTGCGCCCATCGTCGAAATCGAACGCGCCGACTGGGATCGCTTCATCGCCCTCCTCTCCGGCCAGCCGGCGGGGGTGTGCGTCTACCCGGATTGTAACTGCCCGTTCGATGCGCCTGCCGATCCGAACTGGTGTGCTCGCGGATTACCGAAAGCCGCCCGCCCGCAGGTGGAGTTGGCGGAGTTGCCGGTTGCGTTCGACCGGCTGCCGTGCGAGCCAGACGACGACATGATCGACGTGTTCACTCCCACGCAAATGCACGCCTACGCCCAGCAGGCCATCGCCGAGTCCGAGGCGCGGGCGGAGGGGTTGCGGAAGTTGCTCGCGGAAATGATCGAACTGCGGCAGGCAACGCAGGACGGTCGCGTAACCGACCGGCACGAACTCGACATCGTGCGCGATGCCAAAGCCGCTATCGCCCAGGAGGCCGAGCGCGAAGCGGGCTCGGCTTGAACGAATTGTTCGGTTGCGGCCACACGAAGGAGAGAAACACATGGAAAAAACGACACTCGACAAGATGGTTGATCGCTTCCTTTGCTGGAAGCTGCCAAAAGACTTCGGCCCTGACTCCGGCATTAGTTTTGCGCCGACGCATTTCCAGCAAGGCGAGAACGCCGACCTGCACTGGCCGACCGGAACGAACCTTTTGACAGCCATGCAGGCGAAGGAAATGTTCTCGCACTGCATCGCTGGTGCGCTGGCAGACATTGAAGAGGACGCCTACGTCATTCACCAGCTTGGGAAGTTGCTGGCGGAAATCGCGGTGATCGTGAACGGCCCGGAGCCGCCGATGACGCGATGGAGCTATCACGACCTTCCGGAAAAGGTGCTGGCGTTGAAAGATGCGGCTGGCCGGAAAGCCGTGGGGGCCGTATTCTAAAAACTGCCACAAAGCCAGACACCAAAAAGCACCGGGCGGTTTGGGTGATTAGCAACCTAACACTGGAATTAACCGGAGCCGCGAAGCGGCTTCCGGTTGAATGACTTGTTAGACCGCAGAGCGAGGACACAAAAATGCCAGGCAAAGGAAGCAGGGAACGCAGGGTGCAAGCCACGAAACGCGCACGGGCCGATGTTTACGCCAGCAATGGCGACACGATGACTGCGATTCCGTACCCGGATGACGAACGGATGCAGCGCATCTACGAGGCTAGCTATGCCAGTTGGCGCAATCATTACTGGCAGATGGAACGCTTGCACGACGAAATGGCAGAGGTTTATGGCGGCCCTATGCGGTCTAACACCTGAATTAAGCCGACACCACTTGTGGTGTTCGGCTTGAATGAACTATTAGGCCCCGCGAGCGAGGAACCG